GCAGTCATTAACTCTGATACAAACATCGTTGAGAACGTAATCATTTGGGATGGCGTCTCTCCATGGACTCCTCCTGCTGGATACTACGCTGAACCTATTGGTGACTCTGGCGCAGGTATTGGCTGGAGTTTTGTTGATGGTCAGTTCGTGCCTCCTGCTGAATAATGGATTGGATTAAGAACATCCTGCCCACAATTGGTAATCTGATTGGTGGCCCCCTTGGAGGGGCTGCCATCAGTGCCGTTGCTGGCGCTCTTGGCATCAGTGAACCTACGCAGGAGAAGATCCAGAAAGCACTGACATCCGGCCAACTCACAGCAGAGCAAATGGCTGCCCTTCAGGCTGCTGACTTGCAGCTTAAAACACGCATGGCAGAGCTTGGAATTGAAGCTGAAAGGCTTGTAACTCAAGACCGAGATTCTGCAAGAAAGATGCAGACAGCAACAGGTTCTTGGGTTCCATCGGTGCTGGCCATGACGCTGACTGTGTGTTATTTGACGATTATATGCCTTCTCTTGACAGGTGACATGAAGCTGTGGTCAGACCCAACCTTGACGCTTTTGCTTGGTGGGCTAACGAGTGGCTTCACGGCTGTGCTAGGCTTTTATTTTGGAGCTGCACACACTCAACCTGAAAAGAAATGAGCACACTAGAAGATGAAGGTGTAAGGATTTCTTACATGTTAGCTGGCTTGTTTGGCAGTCTGATGATGATGTCAAAAGTAGCCGGACTGACACCAAAGCGGACAATTTTGGCGACAATTGGAGGCGCCGCAAGTGCCAACTATCTTACTCCGTTAATCTTACATATTGCAAAAATTGGACAAAATCCTGACGATATTAGCTACTCATTTGCGATAGCTTTCTTGCTTGGATTTCTTGGCCTAAGAGCGATAGAACTTATAACATCCAAACTAATTACAGATGAATCCACTCACGATAATAAACGTCATCGCTAATGCCATTGTTGCTGGGGCAGTAGTCAGTCTTGCGCTAAAGGTCTTTGGTCGCCCTGATCATCCAATTCACGGCAATCGAGTGATGGTTTTTAGCAGAAAGTTTGTTTCAAGCGTGGTAATTTGTGGTGCAGTTTTAAATATCATCACTTTATCAACGCCTAGCTGGACTGAAGTCTTGCTAAACGTAGGTTTTTCGCTTAATTATTTGTGGAGCAATTATTATTATGACCGTAATGCCAATACCGCAAATGCCGAGGTTTCAGCAGAGATACCTAAACGATCTTCCTCCAGCAGGTCTTCAGGTGCTCGCAAAACCTCATCGCGTTCTACCTCCGGCAGGAAGCGAGGGCAACGGTCTGCCACCTGACACAATAACTCCTTACTCAGGGATTTACGATGAAAATGGAAAGCTTCCAACGCCAGCAAGCAACCTCACTTTTCTCGCATATGCTTGACCAGCATTTGGAGGATATTTTCAAAGTTAATTTCGTGAATCTTGCTGCATTTGTAGTGAGCATTTCAGAGTTTTCTGAAGTGGTTAAACTATTGGTATTAATTGCTTCACTCGTTTACACTGTAGTAAAGATCGTTGAAACGATTAAAAACATCCGCAAGAAATGAGTTATTTCGAGAAAGCTTTAAAGTTCGTGTTTGATCACGAATGCGAGTACGACAAGCACGGCAATGTTGTGTCCGAGAACGTCGATGGGGATGCAGGTGGACTGACGAAATATGGCATAGACAAGCGCTCTCATGACATTGACATCGAGAACCTTACTGCGGAGCAAGCTGGTGACATTTACCGCAAGGAATACTGGGAAAAGTATCACTGCGACAAACTTGAGTGGCCTCTGTCACTGGCAGTATTTGACTGTGCGGTAAACATGGGTGGCGGCATGGCAATCAAGTTACTCCAGCGTGTTTGTCAGACTCAGGACGATGGCGCATGGGGGCCGAACACACAAGCCGCTGTGGCTGCTGCATGCAAGGTGCGTGGAGTTGAAACTGTTGCTCTGCAAATATGCGTGAAGCGTGATGAGTTTTACAATAATCTAGCCGAGTCTAAGCCACACTTGGCCAAGTTTGAAAAAGGATGGCTTAATCGTGTTGAAGATTTAAGAAAGGCAATTGTATGAGCAAACTAATGATCGCACTCGGTAGCATGATGCCATCTGCAAAAGAACGTACTTGTCCAGATTGCGGAATGCCTCTGGAGCCAAACGGCTGCTGCTCAGAATGCGGCTATGGCGAAGAAGATGGCATGGAAGAAGAAGACGAGCAGCTTGAGACGCAGACATTACTTGATCTTAAGAAACAGCTTCAGTCTGCGATGGAACTTGTTGATCGTTTGATCGTGAATAACTGCGACTAGCAGATGCCAGCGCAAATCCTCCAAGAAGTAGACAATAACTTTATTGGGATTAACTCGCGACTTGATCCGAGTAATCTTCAGCCAGGCTTTGCGCAGTCTGCCTACAACGTCCGCCTTCAGCGCGGCACAGCACAGCCCAGAAAGGGCGTTAAACGCCTTACAGACACGTCACTAAACTCGCTGACTATGGTGGGTTCCGGCGTGTATGTTAATGGAGCAGGACAAGACAACATTGCTCTTGTCTTCACTGACAGGTTGCACTTGTACAACACGGAGACAGGCATCCTGTCTGCTGCCTACATGTTTCCATCACAGACAATTGGTGGAGTAACATATTATCGCGATATTCATCAGGGTGAAGTTTGTGATGTTGTGCAAGCTTTGGACAAGCTTTACATCTTCCGTGGGCAAGAGACTGAGCAACGATACGGAGTTGATGGCACAAATACTCGCGCTGCGCTTGATCTTGTTTATCCGGCAGCATCAATCAATCAGGTCATTGATGTCACAGCTACTTGGATAAACTCCTATGCTTCATCGCATCCAACTTATGCAGTTGGTGATGAGATTACTATTTTTAACGTAAATGATAATCAGCATGCGTTTGTAAATAATACATATATTGTTAAATCAGTTAATGGTAGTAGCTTTACGTTTAGTTTAACTAGCGCAGTTGCACAAAATCAATCAACGCACGTTTATGGATGTGTGGTTAAAGTTAAACCTCCGTTGATTTGGGATGGCACTTCCGTTTCTGTTGCTACACAGAAATCTATCATTAACAACGTACAAACACAGACTGGATACACCACAGCCAATGGATCAATTCCTCCATCTGACTTTGGGTTGTATTTTCAGAATAGAATTGTTTGTAAAGTTGATGATCAAGTTATTTGTGCAAGCGACATTTTGACTGAAAATTTTGATTTTCAAATAAATACATTTAAAATAAATCTTGGCGGAAATGACTCCATTGTTGGATTCTTGCCTTGGATTGAGAATCAGTTTTTGGTGTTCATGTCTCGCTCGATTTATGTTGCCTACATAGATCCTCGCTTTGACATCACAGCGCCAGATCAAAGCCAAATTACAGTGGTAACTACTCAGATTGGTTGCCTTTCTCGCAAATCAATTGCATCTGCCGGACAGTTTGTGTTCTTCTTATCAGGCAAGGGCGTTCATATGTTGACGCCTCAATTGGACTTAAAGCTAATTGGCAACACTCAGCCACTCAGTGAGCCTATTGATGACTTCTTTGATAACGTCAATTTTGGCGCAGCTAAAGCAACAGTTTCTAGCTATTACGATAATCGCTTTTTTATGGCACTTCCTATCAATGGAAGCACACGTCCAAATGCAATTATTGTATATAACACTTTAAATCAAAACTGGGAGTGCATTGATACATATCCAAGTGGCATGTTTATTGATGATTACGCAATTTGCCAATACTCACAAAAAAGACGGCAAATGATTTTGACTAAATTTAAAGGACTTACAAATTGCACACTTGTAAATGGATCTACAACAGTTGTTTTACCAAACACTGTGGAGACTATTTATGTTGGGATGACCGTAGTTGCATCAAGTGATTATCCAAATGCAATTCCTATTGGTACAACAATACAATCAATAGCTCAAAATGGACTGTCGTTTACAATATCAAAAGCGTCAACTCAAAGTGGAACTATTCCGTTACTTTTGGCATTTGGTGGAATATTTTTGACTGAAGAATACGATGGCGGAGATCAATTCACCTCAATCGGAGGAACCCCTGTGCTTCCGTTTGTTATTCCCACAACAATAACAGAGTCAAATCCACGGCTTGAACCCATTGATGCGCGTATTCGCTCTAGGCAATACACGTTTGATAATACGAACGAGAAGCGTTTTCTTAAGGGTGAGTATCAGTTCAATAACTCTCCTGGAGATTTTATCAAAATCCTAGCACGCACTCACGATCCTGACGTTGCTGAGTTTGTAATGACATATCAATTTACAGGCTCAAATACACTTGATTCTACACTTCGACCAAGAATTGCACTTCGAGGAGCGTGCATGGATATGGAAGTTCAGTTCATAACTGGTAGACCTGCGCTTAAAAGTGCGATACTTTATTCAATACTTGCAAACAGAAGCATGATTTCCGAGGAGTAATATGGCTCAAATACGCAAAGGAACAACCTACGCCACTGGCGATCAGATCACGGCAACGAACATCAATGCCTTGGTTGACAATGCTATTTTGCTCAATGGAGCCATCACGGATCAGACTACTGGCACGGTGCTGCAAACTGACAATCTTCTTCTTGCAGGTGCTTCTGATCTAAAGAAAGCCACTGTAGCTTCACTGCTCACAGGGCTTGTCAAAGCTGATGGTACAGTGCCAATGGTTGCTGACCTTCAGCTCGTAAGCTCAACGCCTTCTGTATCCCTTTCTGCTGCTTCTAAGGGGTATGTTGACAGCCGGACATCATTTACTCCAGTGCAACAAGGTGGTGGCACAGGACAGGGAACAAACAAGATTTATATTGGTTGGCTGGGATCAAACCTTGGACTTGGAGTTGATAGCACAAATTTTGCATCAACTTGGCCGATTGGAATTTTAGGAAATGCCGCAACGGCAACTAGCGCTACCACAGCAGCAACTTGCTCAGGCAATTCAGCCACAGCAACTTTAGCCTCTACCGCCACAAACGCTTTAGCATGTTCCGGCAATGCTGCTACCGCCACAAACGCCACGAATGCCACAACAGCCTCTACCGCCACAAACGCTCT